GTCATCATGGTACGCGTATGCGAGAAGCTGGCGCGAGGAGGGCTTCGTTTTCGAGTGGGCCCCCTTTCTCAAGTTCCTCATGCTCTGCTTTCTTGCGGAGTGTGCCGTGGCTGTGTGCATGGCGGTATCGTACTTGAGCGTCAAGGGCCTATGGCTCTTGTGCTCTTGGATCGGAGTCACCGCTCGTACCACTGGAGACGCACTGTATTTTGCAGTGGGTTTCGTGGTTTTGACCCCCTTCAGGGTCTTCTTTGCACCAATCCCTCTCGTCCTGTGGTTCATTGCTAGAGATCGCCATACTAGCAAGGCAGTTTTGAAACCCCCTGTTGCTGAAGACAAATCAAGCGACAGCGGGCCATTGACTGTCAAGCAAATGGCTAATCCCAGCAATCCTTTGCGTGACTCTGCAGAGCTGTTCGCAAGTTCAGCCTGCTTGGTCGACAAGGACAACAACCACCTTGGATTTTGCACGTTAGTGAGATTGCCGGGACGTAAGTCTCCGGCTTTGGTAACCGCCGCACATGTGCTGGAGGCAGCCACCACTTACGGAAATGGATCCTTGTACATCCTTTCAGGAGATCGCCGTTTCAAGCTGGAGCGCCCGCGTGTTATCGCAGTGTGCCCGGAGCTAGATGTGGCTGCTTTTGCTTCGCCAGATAACCTGGGCTCAGTTTTGGGCCTTCCGGTGGCTAGCGTTGCTGATGCAACCATGGACGATCCTGTGAAGGTGTTCACACCACCATCCCCCAATTCGTCTGTCTTTAGGGAGTGTAGCGCCACTGCTGCATTTCCGAGTGCCTTCCGTGTTCTGTACACTGCTAGCACTGGTCCAGGATCCAGCGGTTCTCCGCTGTTGAACACTAAGGGCCAGGTTGTGGGCGTGCACGTTTACGGTTCGCGTTCGACAGACGGGAAGATTGTCAACGGAGGAGCGGTCAACTTTTGGAAGCTGATGAACGGTGCAGCCTTTAAGGCCGCCGAGACCAGCACCAAGGCCCGCAATGCCGCTGACATTTATGATGAGGCAGTTCAGGCCGAGGAGGCCGAGGAGGAGCTGAACTTTCGCTATGGCAGTGGAGATGATGACCTTGATTATGGGTTGTCGTTTCCTGTCAAGAAGCAGAAGTTTGGTGCCCGTCGCAAGGTCACCCTTGTGGGACCTAGTTGGGCTGACTTTGAGGATGATGAGAACACCGCGTGGGTGAAGGAGGCGGATTTTCACGGGGGGGAGCCGAAGACCCCGGCTTCCCCGCCAGCGAAGGGTCAGGTTGCTCCTCCGAGTTCAGCTACCTCCTTGGGCTCAACGCCTTCTGGGAAAGAGAAGAACCGGAGGAAGCGCAAGGCGCGGTCCGCGAAGCGGGCAGCTTCGGCCGCGGCCTCAGACCAGACCCCAAGCCCAAAGAGTCCCGCGCTCTCCGGTTCGGACAAGCAATCGACCCAGCCCTTGAAGAGTGGAGTCTCCCAGACCGCAGTGCGAAAGCAGAGCGAGGGAGCCTCCTCTTCCAGGCCGGGCGTGTTCATGCCGTTGAAGAGCCGTCTGAGGGGCTTCAACTCCGCCTAGAGGACTGGTTGGTTGAGAGGTATCCTGCTGAGGCTTTTGACCCTTTTGAGGATTTACACAGGCGCGCCTTGCTTGCTGTGGATTCTCTGAAGCTGGATGCTAGCCCCGGGATGCCTTTCATGCAAGTGGCGCCTACAAACGCCAAGTTGCTCCAGTTCTTCGGCCGAGAGTGGCTTGCCTCTCTTGTTGTCGAGAGGATGCTGAAGATCCAGGCTGCGCCTGTAGAGGCGTTTGAGTCCTGGAGCGCCATTGAGTTGGTGAGGGCGGGACTCGTTGACCCTGTTAGGGTCTTCGTTAAGAATGAGTTGCATGATAGGCTCAAGGTTAGCCAGAAGCGCTATCGTTTGATCTGCAGCGTCTCAGTCGTTGATCAGTGTGTGGAGCGCATTTTGTGCTCCCGCCAGAACAACGCTGAGATTGATTCGTGGACCAAGCTCTTTAGCAAGCCTGGACTGGGTCTGAATGACGATGGACTGGAGGAGTTGGAGAGCTACTTTCGCTCCATGAAGAAGCCAACAGGTAGCGATATCAGTGGGTTTGATTGGAGTGTTCCCCAGTGGTTGCTTGATGTTGACGCCCGTGTTCGTAGCCGCCTTGCAGGTGGCGGCGACATGTGGATCCGTCGAGCCCGCCTGCTTGGATTGTCTCTGTTCGTTCTATCGGACGGAACGGTCTTTGAGCAGGTTTTGAGGGGAATTCAGAAGAGTGGCAGTTACAACACCTCGTCCACCAACTCACGAATCCGCGTCGCTTTGGCAGCGTTGGTGTCGGACTTTGAGGTTGGCTCGGTTGCTGCCATGGGGGATGATTGCGTGGAGGACACCTCTTGGTTGGGTGGCCCTTTTGCTCCGTCCCTCATGGAGGTCTACGCCAAGTACGGATTTAAGCTGAAGGAGGTTCAGTTTGCTGAGAACGAGGGTTTCGTTGAGTTTTGCGCTTACAGGTTTTGGCTTGATGGTGGAGAGATCCAGCATCGATGGGAGCCTGTTAGAGCCGACAAGATGATAGGAACCTTCCTCGCGACTTGGCCCCAGGAGGCCCAGTTTGACATGCGTTTGGTAGCGCTGGAGCATGAGCTCCGCCACTATTCGCGTGCCACTGGTGCTGTAGCTGACGTGCTTGAAGTGCGACTGAGGCTCCGCCAGGAGGAGGCGGAAAAGTCCAGGTAAATGCCTGGCAAAAGGATCAGAAACGCCATGAGCAAGAAGGCCCGGTCAAAGGCCCCACAAAAGCAGCGTGTTCCTGCGCGCAGCGCACGTTCGCGTAGCTCTCGTGGTGGTGGAGGTGTGGCGTTGGACAAGCAGGCAGCGGCATATATGCAGCTGTTGGCAGACCCATGCAATGCGGAT